TATGACTCAAGACTTTCATGAGCCATACCTACGCGAAAAAAGCCGATAGTCCTTCTAAAACTACTTCACTTTGAACTTTTGTATTTGGATTTTTAATTTTAATAGTATGAGAAAGTTTTGGCATTGTATCAAAAAACTTCTCAATTTCTTTAAACTGCTTTGAACTCAGTTGTTCAAGAAAATCATTTAGTTCTTCTTTACTAAAATCGGATGCAGCCCATGATTCTTCTTCATTATAAATTTGCTCCACACAAGAACAAATTAAATCAAAAGAATCATCAACAGTTACATCATCTTCAGTATTAAAATTACTTTTAATAAACTCACTCAATGAAGGATACTTCATTCTCATTGTAAGATTATTGTCTAGTTTAATATCTCTTGTATGTTCTGGTTTTGTTTGAACACGGATGTCATCAAGATTAATACTCACTGGAACTTGAGTTTCATTATCATCTGGACATGTAATCAAAATATCTACAGACTCACCAACAGATTTTCCACGAATATTTAAGAACAAATACTCGATATCAAATGTAGCGAGATCATCAACTTTAATTCCCTTGGTTAAAATACAGTTTGATATTACTTCTTTAACTGCATTTCCAATTTGTTTATTATCTTGACTTTCCATCGCAATAATCAGAATCTTTTCTTCCTTAACAAGAAAAGGTCTGAATTTGATTGTCTTTTTCGATGAAGGAATTTCCAACTCATATGTTGGTGTAGCAATTTTAGGTAAAGGCATAATGACCCTATAATAACTTCAGTAAATTTATTTATTTGTGTATTTTAACGTTGTTGAATGGTAGAATTAACATTACCTGGAGAAAAAGTAACAGGGGGAGTAAGAATAGATTGTGTTGTAATTAAAGTTGGAGAAACAGGAGTGTTTTGTGTTATTGAATTTGCTGGTTCTTTATTATTATCCGTATTTTGTGCAAAATCAATACTTGTAACACTACCACAAATGTATCTTTCATAACTGAAAGAAGCACTTGCAATTAAAGCTTGAGATTCATCATAAGACACTGGGACAGAAATCAAATCTTTTGGAAACAGTCCAATAAAATTATATTGCAATTCTGTTTTAAAATCACGATTAAATTTAACAATTTTTGTTGAGTTTGACTTATATGAAATAGGATATCTAACTCTATAAAAATATCCAGGATTTGTTGGATTAATTCCTGATGCATTTGAAATAAATTCAATCCAATGTTCTAAAAACTTCAATGTTTTATATTCTTTATCAACATAAAAATCTAATTGAATTTCAGTAAATGTTCTTCCTTGAGCAAATGTTTCAGAAACACCAGTATAGTTCCCATAAACATTAAAAGTAGCAACAGAACTTCCAGGTAGTGAAGCACGATTACAAAGTAGTCCTGCCTTTTCTCCAATAAATCTTGAATCTACTCCTCTTGCAGTTAGGTAAGTTTGCAACTCTAAACTTAAACCACCGAAAACAACCTCATACTGAGAACTTAGTGCAAGGTTTCCAAATATTGGTTTTATATCAGATATTTTTCTTGGTTTTGCAATTCCCACTCTAAATACCTTATAAGGATTTAAATATAAAGTATTTAGATGGCAGGTGAGAACAATAAAAGTTACAAAGGAAGATATCAACCCTCTTTTCCACAAAAATATAAAGGTGATCCAACAAAAATTATTTACAGATCATTGTGGGAAAGAAAGTTTATGAGATACTGTGATTTAAATGAAAACATTTTAGAATGGGGAAGTGAAGAAATTGCACTGCCATACATCTCTCCACTAGATAATAGAGTTCATAGATATTATCCAGATTTTTATATCAAGGTAAAAGAAAGTAATGGAAAAATAAAAAAGTATATTATTGAAATAAAACCAAAGAAGCAAACCGTAGAACCTCAAAAGAAAAAGAATATTACAAAAGGATATCTTTATGAAGTAACTGAGTGGGCTAAGAATCAAGCAAAATGGAAAGTTGCAAAAGAATTTTGTAAAGATAGACTTTGGGAATTTAAAATTTTAACAGAAGATGATCTGGGAATCTAATGGCAGGAAAATACAGTAGTCTTAGTGGATATGAAAAACCATCTTTAGAAGAATATTCTAGGGATCAACTTCGTGGTATTGCCGGAAATTATGGCATTTCTTTAAGACGCATTATTGAGGAAAATTTAAATAAGCAACAACTAATTGATGAGATTAGAAGTAATGAATATTATATTAGTGCCGCACCAACAAAAACACCTGGAATACAGCAGTATAAAGGATTAACTGGATATGAACAACCACTAGAGGATTATAATCGAGATCAACTTAGATCAATTGCATCTCGTTTAGGAATTGTTGGATATTCTCGTTATGTAAAAGAAAAATTAATTGATCTGATTAGAAATAATAATATTTTTCAAAGAAATGAGCCAGACAAAGTTACTTTATTGAAAAAAAGACTGGCAAGAATTAATAATAATCCAGATGCAATGATGAGAGTAATCATGCAAGTTTTTGATGATACCAGTCCTGTTCCAATACCAGGAAAAGCATATACTTTTATATACAATGCAAAAACACCAGGAATTGAATATGACCAACATCCATTAATTATTACTGATTCTATAATGGGTAATTGGGGATTTAGGGGATTTAATGTTCACTGGGATGACTATAGAAATTATACATGGAATGAAGTGGGAAGTTCATTTCATATAGTCAAAGCAGGTGATGAATTTGACTTTTTATGCGACATTCCTTATATGAAAAAATTGAAAAATTAATCTAAATAACTAAAAATCTCCACCATAAAATGCCAACCTTTAGGTATCCATTTAGAAAAATTGAAGCATATGATGATTATTTGGAGATTCGTGCTGTCAATTATATTCCTCCAGGACTAAACGAAGCATCTAGTGGATCTTTTGTTCAACCTAGTTCTTCTGATGGTAGATACAATAATATACAATCAAATTTTACAATATACTTACCTATGCCCCAAGGTATTAATGATGAAAATTCAGTAAGATGGGGTGATTCTTCTTTAGATCCATTGACTGCATTTGGATTGAGTGCTGCAAAAGGTGCTATTGAATCTGGACAACCTTTTCAATCTTTAGTTGGTAGCATAAAAGGTGGAATCACTGGTACAATAAATTCATTTAAATCTGGAAATGCTCAAGATTTAGTTTCAACATTTGCAGCAACAAAAGCACTTGAATCACTTGGTGCTAATGTTGATTTTGATAGTCTTCTTTCAAGAGCTAGTGGTCAAGTATTAAATCCAAACATGGAACTCCTTTTCCAAGGAGTTACACTAAGAAGGTTTCAATTTCAATTTGATTTAGCACCTCGTGATTATAATGAAGCGGGAATTATAAGAAATATTATTCGTAATTTTAAACAATCAAGTGCAGCAAAAAAATCTTCATCTGGCGGTGGAGGAAACGGACTTTTTATTAGTGCCCCAAACATTTATCTTTTGTCTTTTAAACAGGGTTCTAAGAAACATCCATTTCTTCCTTCTTTTAAACCATGTGCACTATTGACTATGACCGTTGATTATACGGGTGCTGGCAATTACTCTACATATGATGATGCAACACCAACACTAATGAAACTCGGATTAGTGTTCCAAGAGATTAATCCAATTTACAATGAAGATTATGATAATGGAGATGGTACAAACGGAGTAGGATACTAATGACTTACTTTAGAGAACTTCCAGACTTAGAATATCAATCTTTTCTTCCAGATAAGACAGGATCTAATGATTATGTTCGAGTAAAAAATTTATTCAGAAGAGTAAAACTACGTGATGATTTACAGAATGTTTTTACTATTTTTAATAAGTATCAAATTCCAGATGGATACCGACCAGAAACTGTTGCACAAGATTTATATGGAAAAGTAGACTTGGATTGGGTAGTTATTATCACATCTGGAATCGTTCACATCAGAGACGAATGGCCTTTATCTGAAAGGGATTTGTACAAATACTCTTTAGAAAAGTATGGTTCTGAAGGAGAACTATTTGAAACAAGATTTTATGAAACTTTAGAAGTCAAAGATAATCAAGGAAGAATTATTCTACCTGCAGGAAAAATTGTTGATCAAGACTTCAACATACCAGATCCAAAAAATCCATATCAGATGTTAAATCCAAATCCTGTTACAGGTGTTTCAAATTATGAATATGAAGTTCGTATAAACGACAAAAAGAGAACAATATATGTCCTAAAAAAAGAATATCTGCAGCAATTCTTAAATGACATGAGAAATATCATGGTATATGATAAATCTTCACAATATGTTGATGATAAATTAATTCGTACTGCTAATACAAGGATCAGTCTCCCATAAAAGTTTCAAACTTTTATCAAAAATCATTACATATCTGTGTTTACGACTTCTTTCTTTCCATTCTCCTTCCGAACCTTTAACTCTTCCACGAGAGTGTTTAGTTCCGTCCGAATAGTAGAAATCTTTCTTAGGGTCTGTGAGACCTGCATATTTAAAATTACAAGCGCGATAGATTGTACCAGCATGGTAATCGCTATCAGCGTAAGAGATGATTGCTTTAACTTCAGTATCTTTCCGAAGTTGTCTAATCGCTCGTGACACAAACCAAGAAGTGACGTTATATTCGCATGACTGCGTGTTAGGTTCAATGCAAAGTCTTGAAAGTTCAAAAAGTCCTTGTTGTTCATTTCGTTCCAATCCAAAAGCGCCTTTTGCAATTTCAGGTACAGGGAGTCCAGTAAAAATACAGATTCCTTTAATTCCACCAATGTTCAATGGACAAAAATCATTCTTTTTAAAGAGACCGTAATTAAATCCAGACTTAAAAGTCTTTGATATATCTTTTAAATAATGAAACCGCAGAAGTAATTCTGCGGCTTCGGTCTTATTTACACGGTCAATTGTGTAATCAGATTTCACTCTTCAGCAAGACGAGCAAAATAAGACAGAGTATCATCATCTTCATCTTCATCATAAGAAGAAGATTTAGTAGAACCCAAATTGTTTAGTTCAGAACGAAGATCATTAGTCAGTTCAGGTGCACTCGATTTACCAGTGCGCTCTGCTTCCCATTCTTCTTCCTCAGCAACAAGTTCTGGATCTTGACTCTTAGGAACTCCACGAACTCCAAGAACATAATCAAGACGCTTTTTCAGTTCATCATAGGACTTGAATTGATCGGCAGCAACGAGTTCAGCAAGAGAGTACTGCTTCTTCCAGACTGCTTCCATTGCATCATCATCATCCAGGAGAGGAGCAGGAGCAGAGAATTCGCTAGAATCATAGTTACGATAACCAGCAACGTTCTTTGCCTTCAGTTTGAAGTTAGCACCTTTCCAGAAATCAAACGGATCGATTGCCTCTTCATCTTCAAACTCAGGTTGCATAGCAGCAGTGAGTTTATCAAAGATTTTCTTACCAAAC